TTAAAGTATTTCATCGTTTTTAGTTTTTATCGGTTTAAATTGATTCTGTTTAAATTTGTTGTGGGTTAAATTACTACAAGCTGTTTATATATTTTCGGGCTTCGGTTATAGTTTCAAAGTAAATATCTTCTAAATTATAACCTTTTACGACGTACTGGTTAAATTGTACCTGTAATGAATAGCCGTTCACCCAAGCAATATAACCGCAATGTAATGCGTAACTTGTGAGTTTTCCTTTCTTGGTATATAGTTTCATTGCGTTCTTTTTTTAGGTTCTGGTAAATCAATTACAAATTTCTCGATTCTATGCAAGTTGTTACTATTTACATAGTAATAATACAAGTTTTTCAAATCTAAATTTTTGGTTGTACTTGTTCCTGTGTAATGTAGCGTATTCTTAGCTGCTTTTTTGCAAAATTGTATGCAAGTTAAATACCTAGAGTAAGTTTTACGGATTGTTTTAACGTTCTCAATATGACAATAAAAGAATTGTATTTGTTCGCTAAGTGCAAATATTAAAGCCTTATTATAAGTAGAAAATTCGTAAACCGTTACCTTGTCGGCTCGTTTCAATCCGAACCAATTATTAGACTGCTTTTGTTTTTGGGTTATTTTATACATCTTAAAGTAATTTAGTAGGTTTATAATAAGTCGATTAACCAAGGGTTTAGGCTTTCGCTTTCCTGAAATAAGCGTAAAAAGTCGTATTTGTCACATTTGAAGCCTCCCATAGAAATCAAATCTTCATCACAATCGTTTGTATCCATAGGGATGGCATAAACGTATCCGTATCCATTAATATAGCAACCTATGTAATCTACATCACTATTAATAGCTTCGTTTATATCGGACTCAGTAAGTAAGTCAAAATAATCTTTTATATTTTCGGTTGTTATCATCTTAGGTAGTTTTAAGGTTTTTAATTTCAAGGAATTCATCACTCCAATTATCACAAAGAAAAGTATACGAGTCTTTATCGGATGTACGGCAAATGACGTTCCACCCGTTAAATTTTAGAAGGTTATAAGCTTGTTCTAAAATATTGCCATACTTATAAGAGTAAGAAAAATACTTTCTTTGTGTGGACTCGTTATTATCTCGGCTCGGCTCAGATATACAAACCCTGGCACCTCTAGAATTAGTAGGACCGTTAAAAGACACTTTAATTTGTCTTAAATTACTTAGCTGCCAGGCTTGTTTAGCTGTTTTACTTGTTTTCATGATTTAGGTTTTTTAAGGTTGTTGTTAATTTAGGTTTAATTTAATAAACGTCTATTTGAGGAAAATTTTCAAGTAAAAAATCGGTTCTGTATTCTTTAAATTGAACCCAAAATTCAGAACTATCAAAATAGCCTATATTCATATGCTTGCAGTCTACAGTAAAAAATAAACCACTATTTTGAGTGCTTTGAATTTTTAAAGTATTAGTGTAATAGTCAAAGTTATTTACATTGAACCACCTTGGCGACTTGTATATATTGTTTTGGTTTAGAAATGAAATACATTCAATATGCATCTTAGCGTCTAATTCTGTTTTGATTGGTGTAATATAATTCATGTTAAGCTTTTTTAAGGTTTATTAATTCTAGTTTTAACTCATTTAGTTTATAACATTCACAAAGTTCAACAGAACCCGACAAAATGTAATTATAAGTATGTTTTTCGTATGCAATTTTCAAAAAATGCGTTATTGTTTTTTTTAAATATGCATTATTATTAATTAAGGCGTTGTTTTTTAAGTCGCCATCCATAACCCTTTCAAATTCTTCGGCTATTTCATTTATGTAGTGATTAGATTCGTACTTTGTCATGATTTAGGTTGTTTTAAGTTAGTAACCCCGCAAAAATACAAAATTAGTTTTAAACAAATGTTAATATATATATTTATTTTTAAAATAGTGTTTTTTGTAATACCTTCTTTTCGCAAGCGGCGGCGGGCGCGCGGGAAATACAAATAAAATAGTTATAAAAAAAATACAAATAAATTAGGTTTTGTCAAATTGACTATTTTTACCCCTCCCCCACCCCTCCCCCACCGCCTTATTTAGAATGATTCTAAATAGACGTTTTCGACCACTAAAAAAGTTGAGTAGGGGAGAAGGTAGGTTTTTTTCGACCCTCATCTTTATATAATAAATAATAAAAACTGGACATATTATATATAAAGAACTAGAAAGTATTTAAAAAGAATTGTTAAAAGTATTAGTTCAATCAAAATAAGTTATCTACATTTGTTGAAATAATTAACCTAAAAAGAAACGATATGAACAATTTAAGTCGATTACAATTAAAGAAGTCGTTACAACCTATTCTTGTAAATTTGTGGAACGCAAATAACAACGAAAAAGCTAGGAACGTATTCTTAGAGTTTGTGTATATCCCGAAAGAATTTAACGGAACGAATCCACCTAAAGTAAGATTCACTTTATTGATGCTAAACGGAAGAACTCAGGATAGTTTAAATTGCGATAGAGTATTTGTCGAACTATTTGATGACGTTGTACTACACACGTATAAGCGTACACTAGGGTTGTCTTAGGTGGATAGTGAAAGATTGGTTTTGGGCGAGGTAGTGCGTAAGAAATTAGACCACCCCACCCTTTTTATATATTAAATAACAAAGTAAACAAAAACGAAGCGATTATGAACGGACATTGGAAGAAACAATTTAACTACGACTATTTAGGGTCGTATAGTTTAGATGGTAAACGAGAAGTAGTAGTAACAGTAAAGGGAGTCGGAACGGCAAAGGTTACGGGTCAAAGCGGACGTAAGGAAGATTGCTTTGTGGTAAACTTCAACGAGTTTGACAAGCCGATGATACTGAACCGAACTAATGCGAAAGCGATAGAGAAGGTTTCTGGTAGTGGATTGGTAGAGGATTGGATTGGAACGAGGGTAGCTCTATATGTAGAGAAGGGAGTTAAAGCGTTTGGCGATGTAGTCGATGCGTTACGAATTAGGGATAAGAAGCCTAGCTTAACTAAGATGACTAAGGAAATCGAAACGGCTATGTTAGATTCGGTAAAGAATGGTAAAGTAGGCCAAGTTGAGTTGGCTATACCAAAGTACGTTATGAGTAAGGTACAAGAGAACGGAATTAGGGATGCTATTAATAAAGCTAAAAAAGGATGATACACATTATACTATATTACATTCTATCCGTAGCGAACGCACCGACCTTTATTTGGGTAGCTTTTTGGTTACATCTTGTAGTCGGAGTGTTTATGTTTGTAGCTGGAAGCGTAAAGAAATATTCTGACACCATTAACCTAAACGATATAGGAGAAGATGAAGAATTTTAACGATGACGAAGAGTACTACGGAGATTGGGAATACACAACCAATTCTCAGTTAGGGTACGTTAAACGCTCTCCAGCTAACTATTGGAAGATGCGTAACGGAGCTAAAATAGATGGAGCTGCTTTAAGATTTGGGTCTTTAGTTCATACAATGATACTCGAACCAGAGAAGGTTAAGGATAACTTCGTAATGTTTAATCCAGACGAACGACCAGAAGCGGATAAAGGAATGACTTCTAAGATTAATAAGGAGTGGAAGATTCAGATGGATTTAGATTGTAAAATGGGTCGTAAAACTCTTATGACTGTGGAGCAAATAAAGCTTGCTTTAACTTTACAAGAGAAACTTTACGCTTGTCCAGAGGTTATGGAGGTTTTAAACAATTGCGATACGGAAGTACCTAAGATGTGGACTGACCTTAATACGATGTCAAAGTGTAAAGGTAAAGCAGATATAGTAATGAAAGGTGGAACGACCTTAGTTGATATTAAGACGACTGGGAAGGACGTAAAAGATTTCGAGCGTAGTGCGTACAATTTTGATTATCATCGTCAAGCTGCGTTCTATATGGATGGATTCGGGGCAACTGAGTTCGTGTTTATTGTAATCGAATCGAACGCACCGCATCAGATAGGTATCTTTACTTGTTCGGAAGATTTCATTGATAAGGGTCGCCAGGAGTATATCGAATTATTAGAACAGAAGCAAAAATATTGCGAATCGGCTGAGATAGCTAATAGTTATTTAATTAAAGGGGAGTTATGACACAAGAACGAAAATATTTAATCGCTGAGTTTGATAAGTGGTTAGATACAAACGTAAGTAGAAACCTTGTTAATTTACAATGTGCTATTATAGCTGAGAAATACGCAAAGGAGCAAGTTATAAAAGAGCTAGAGCGAATGTCTGATATTCTGTTATTAGAAAACGAACATAAGCCAGTAGATAGGCGAATCGAAGAACTTAAACAACAAAACTAAAAAGAGATGATAAAACACGAAACAAGCCAACTAGGCACGAAAAGATTAGAGGAAGCCAAATCAATTTGTTGCGAATATTGGAACGTAGATAAAAATGTAGTTTTCACTAAAACTAGATTGCGTAATATAATAAACGCTAGACATTCTATACGATATATGCTAACGACTCAAAACAAGTTTAGTTTAGCAGAGATAGGTGGATTGACTAATGGCGACCACACAACCGTAATGCACTCTAAAAAGACCTTTTTAAACCTATCCGATTCGGACGAGGATTTTAGAGTCCTATTCAATCGAATTACAAAGGGTAATAAGTTAAGGAGTAAGGCTCTATTGCACAAGAAAATAGAGTTAATAATGAAAGGAGATGAGCTTGACGACACCAAGGTATCTTCTTTGTATAATTTAATCCGAAAAAGTTAATTAAAAATAATACTTATTAACATAGTGTTAATTCAAAAAGTATTTATTACATTTGCATCTAACAATAACGAGTAAACAATTAACAATTATGAGCAATTTAGAATTAAACGGAGTTATCAAAAAGATTATGCCGATAGTAGAGGGTGTTTCTCAAGCAGGTAAAGCTTGGAGAAAGTCAGGTTTTGTCGTAACAACTGAGGGTGATTACCCAAAGGACGTAGCGTTCTCTGTGTTCGGAGAGGAAAAAGTTGACAATCTTATGAAGTTCAATAAGGTAGGTCAAAGAGTTGATGTAAGCTTTAATGTGGAATCGAGAGAGTACAATGAAAAGTACTACACAGACTTACAAGCTTGGAAGATATTTGAGTCGGACAACAAGACCGAAGCTAATCCAAGTAAACCGAGTGAGGTAGAAGATTTACCTTTTTAATCACTAGAGAGGGCTAACCACCCTCTTTATTTTTACCTACTACCTAAAGCCTATTTTAACCTAAATAAATATTAACGATGATGGCAAAGAGATTTACAGAAACGACCAAATGGAACGAAGATTGGTTTTTAGATTTAAACAGTGAGCATAAGTTATTTTGGATATACATTTGCGATAATTGTGACCACGCTGGTATATTTAAGCCTAATAAGAGGTTGTTCGAATTACTTATAGGTAAAAAGATTAATGTATCTGAGTTTATTAGTGTAGTTAACGAAGATAAAGTAAGATTACTAGAGCTTAACAATGGTAGATGGTATCTTACAGGTTTTATATCGTTTCAGTACGGAGGTAAACTAAACGAAAATAACAGAGTACACAAGTCTATTTTAACTTTGTTAATTAAAAACGCAATTATTTGGAGCGATGAGGATAAAGCACCTAAACTAGAGTTAGGCGAACCGAACGAACCCAAAAAAGAAACTAAACCTGTCCCAAAAGGTAATCCAGAATCCATCGCAGAAGCTATTGACTACTTCAAAGCAAAAGGTAGTTCTAAGAACGAGGGCGAAAAGTTTTACTATTTCTACGAATCTAAAGGTTGGATGATTGGTAAAACGAAGATGAAGAATTGGAAGATGTCGGCTTCTGGATGGATTTCTCGGAATAAAACAAGTAAGCCCGATTCGGATTACTTAGGTGGTCAATTGGCTGCGATGAAAAAGAACTAATCCTATGGCTTTATATAGGATTACTTCAAAACAAGAGGTTAACGATTATTGTAAAAAGATATATTCTAAAGGTTACACTAAAGGGTTATCTACAGGAATAACTCCACTTGACCCACATTACACGTTCAGAAAAGGAGAGCTTACTATTATGACTGGGTTTGCTAATATAGGTAAAACCACATCTCAACTCTTTTTAATGATAATGGCATCTAAGCTGTACGGTTGGAAATGGTTAATGTATTGCCCTGAGAACGAGCCAGTAGGTGATTTAATGATTGATATAGCTGAGATGTTCTGCGGTAACACAGCCGATAAAGACTTTCACAACAGAGTAAATCAAGACGAGTACCTTACTGCTATCAATTGGGCTTACGAACACTTTACCGTTCTTACGTTCGATGAAACTCCAACTGTAGAAGAGGTGTTGGAAGCGTTTCAAGACTATATGCAAGTCGTTCATATAGATGGTGTATCAATAGACCCACTTAACGATTTGAAGTCAGCAGAGAAGCAATCTAAGTACGAGTACTATTACGATGCTTTATCTAACATAAGAAGATTTATTAAGAAGAATAAGGTAGCGTTCTATTTAGTAGTACATCCTGGTACGGCAGCGAACCGAAGAAGAAATGACGATGGTTCTCGACCTGCTCCGAATATGAGCGATGTAGAGTATGGTGCTATGTTTGGAAATAGGGCGGATAACTTTATAGTATTCCATAGAAACCCTCAAAGTGAAAATTGGAACTTAACTGAGATACATATTCAGAAGGTAAAGTTTCAGAAATTAGTCGGAGTACCTACACCCGAACAAAGTCCAATCGGATTGTTCTATTCGTATAACAAGAGAAGATTCCAATTCCTTAACGAGAATGGAAGTCAAATTGACCCGATTCAAGAGGTGGATAATAAAACTAAAACTAACGGTATATTTTAGAACCTATGGCAGAAATTAAATTAACAAGCAAGATACTGAACGATGAGTACACTAAGTATATTTATGATTCATTTGATATACAAGACAACAACGAAACTAGTGTAAGTATAACTTATAGTTTAAGTGAAACTAAGTCGTTTGATTGGAATATAGGGGTTGTCTATGGTAGTAGTGGGAGTGGTAAAACAACCATACTTAAAGATTTAGGTAAATTAAGTAAATGTGAGTTTGACCACAATAAACCCTTAATAAGTAATTTCGATTGGTTAACACCTAAAGAAGCAACTTTTCTACTTACTAGTATGGGTTTGAGTTCTGTACCTACTTGGTTGAGACCATTTCACCTACTTAGTAACGGAGAGCAATACAGAGCCGAATTAGCGTACAAGGTTGGTAAAGCAAAAGATAGTGAAGTTATATTGGTTGACGAATACACTTCGGTTGTGGATAGAGATGTAGCTAAAGCAATGAGTTTTGCTTTGCAAAAATACATTAGAAAAAACAAAAAAAGGATTGTACTTGCTAGTTGCCACTACGATATAATGGAATGGTTAATGCCTGATTGGACTTGTTCACCGCAAAAAGGGGGGTCGCTTGAAAGAGGGCAATGGCTTCGGCAAGGAAAGCCTAAAATTGAACTACAAGTTTATAGAACAGAATCTAGTACTTGGGACTTCTTTAAAGAGCATCATTATTTAACAAATGAAAGGAATAAAGGATTTGGTCATCTTGTTTTTGAATGGAATAATAAACCTATTGGAATTGTAATTTATAAAAACCAACCAAGCGGAACTATAAAAAATGGATTTGCAATAAGTAGAGTCGTTGTAATCCCAGATTATCAAGGTATGGGGATAGGCTCTAAAATATGCGAGTTTTTAGGGGGTATTATAAAGCAAGGCAATGGAAGGGTTTTTATTAAAACAGTAAACCCAGCGTTAGGTGAATACTTTAATAAATCTAAATACTGGATAGGTACATCTAAGAATGGTCAGTTTAGAAAGGATATAAAAGGTGATAATGATAAGTTTCAAAACTTATTAACGAGAAAGTCTTATTGCCACGAGTACATTGGTGAAGGAATAAGTGGTTATGAGGATTTACTTTTACCAATCAAAGAAATGAGAGACAAAAAGAATTTAAGTTTATTTTAGATATATGAAAACAAACGACAACATTACAACCAAAGCGATTCAATTACTAAGAGATGCCGACCCGAACCTGGACGAGATGAACAGTATGGATAAGTTTTTAAGTCACCAGAAGGAATTAGCTACGATGCGAGAGCAGTACGTTTCGTATTCAGACCACCCACAAGCAGATAAGTTAAAGAAGCGATTAGATGTATTCGAGGAGAGTTCGGTCGCTTTTACCTATGTTTACTTTACGATGATGCAATATAAGCGAGAGGTTCTGTTAGCACAAGCGAACGAGATGGATATGGCTAGTGCGGTTATAGAACTGAAGCACGAGTTGAATATATTAACTAAACTAAAAGAGGATGAGTAAAGATAAAGTGGATGCTATTGAATTGCTAGAGAGGATGAATATAGAACTAAATAATACGTTAGATATGACCGAAGATGATTTTTTGGATTGGTTAAAAAAAACAGGATTTAATAAAACAGATAAAGTAAGTGAATGTTGTAAATCACCTTTATGGGATTTAGATACACTTTCCGATACTATAGATAACGGAGGGTTTTATATTGGTTATGAATCATTATGTGAAGAATGTTTAGAAGATTATGGTTTTACAGATACTTCACTCACAGATTGAAGCACGAACTGAATGTTTTGACTAAATTAAATAAAGACGAATAAGGATGGATTTAATAAAGATAAGTTACAAAAATAAGAAGGGCGAAAATATGTTAAAGGTATTTGATTTTATTACGCTAACTAATCAGACTAGAAACGAAGCTACTGGATATAATTATGGGCATAAATTAGAGTCTGAATTAGTCGTACTTCTTATGTTTCATATAGACTTAAAAGGTTTAAGTAAAAGAGGGGTAGTACACGAAGTTAAAGTTAGTTAGATATGAGTAAAGAAAGAGAATTAATCGCCTTTATTCGAGGTGCTATGTTAGCTGATAAGCGATTAGCGGAAGAAAAATGTACTAAAGAGCAAATAAAAGACCTTTATTTTAGAGGTTGTTGGAGCATTATAGATAAAGCCTTAACCGAGTACTACAAAGTCAGAAGTACTCGAGTCATATCGAAACCATTGTTTCCGAGTGAAGAGGAAGGTTACTTAAAAAACTTATAATAAAGACGAATAGTGTTGTTTATTAAGAAAAGAATCCGTATATTTGACCATCGGTTGTATTTTGTTTAGGTTAATACGATTTGGTTTTAGGTTTTCATACAATAAAAAGGGTTGGGTCGATTAGATTCTTCCCTTTTTTTTATGTACATTTGTTGAAACTTAAATAAACTAAACGATATGATTTACAACGACAACCAAGAAATTAAGACGAAGATAGATAAGCTACTACTTCAAAATTGCTCGAACGTAGCGAACTCAGATACAGGTAGCCAAAACGATATAGGCGGAGAGGACGAGGTTCAATGGGCTTGGGAGAAGATTCAAGAGCGAATTAAAGAACTCGACCCGATATTTTACGAAGTAATTAAATCCAGATAAAGATATGTACACGTTCATGGTTATATTATTACCAGCAATAGCATTCGTTGTGATTGTATTCGCTTCGATTTTAGTAGAGAAATATATTAGACTTAATCCGTAACGATATGAGTAAGATAGAAGATTCAGTTTGTTCGAAGATATTAGGCCGAGCTAGGATAGGTAAATCAAAATACGGAACGACAATGGAGAGAACCGATTTAAGTCGTTTAGAGTGGCTTATTCATACGCAAGAGGAAGCTATGGATATGGTAGTTTACCTTGAAAAATTAATCAACCTAGAACACGATGGAAAGTAGACTCTGGCTAAAAGATTTAGCTTGGGGAGAGAGGTGGGAACGAGTAATCGGTCTTTACCTCTTTTTTAATGGTGTAAGCGAAATGACTTACAACAACGATAGTCGTTACGATATAAAAGGGGTTTATAAATCTAACGTAACTAAGTTCGAAATAAAGTCAGATAGGTATAAGAATACTGGTAATATGGCTTTAGAAATATACGATAACGGAAAGTTGTCTGGAATATCTGTAAGCGAAGCTGACGTGTTTATATACAATTACACTAATATAAGCGAACTATACGTTTACTTGTTTTTCATTCCTTTAGTAGAATTAAAGAAGGTACTTAAAGATAACGAAAGTAAGTTAAACATCATCAAAGGAGGGGATGATAAAGAAGCCTCTATCATCTTACTTCCAATGGCTGAGTATAAAGAATATTTTAAGGTAGTTAAGTTACCCAAAGTTGAGTGGTATATGTAAACTAAGAGCCACAAGCTTCGCAATCTGGGTCGTCTATTTTACAGACTTCGGGTTGTTCTCTGTCGGACATATCGCCTAACCAGGAATCCCAAGTATCTCTAGCTTGGTCTATTTCTTCGGATGTTTTTTCAACTCCTTTATCCAATCTATCGGTATTATTTTGTCTGCCCATTTTATGTTGTTTTTGTCACACCATTCAGAGTAGGTAGTTCTACTTCCTTTAAATAGAGTATTAGTGTGTCTTTGAAATACCATTCGAATATCCTTGTCAGGGTGTTGTGCTATAACTAACAACATCTTTTTACGGTCCTGTGTAGTGAACCTACCCTTTAATTCTAGTATTATTCCGTTAGGTAATATTACGTCTGGCGTGTACTTTCGTTGTTCTGAAACTTGGTAGTGTAAATTAACTGTTTCGTATTCGAATTGGACACCTAAGTCGTCTAACCTTGTGCAAGTAACCTTTTCATAGTTACTCCTGAATCTCAGCGTTGGGGTTATTTTCATGTCTAGTTTTTCTATTGTGACAAGGGTGGCAAAGTCCTTGTAGATTTGACTCGTCTAATTTTGCTCCACCCATTTTAATAGGTCGAATGTGGTCAACTACATCTGCCTTAGTTAAATCTCCTTTCTTAGTGCAATGTACGCATAAAGGATTTAACGAGAGTATATATTTACGCATTTTTTTCCAAACAGATTGACGATAAAATGAAGTGTCGCCACCCCAACTTTCATTGACTGGTCTTACACTTCTAGATTTAGGTAATTTTGGCATATCTCTACTAGCTTATAGTTAATTCAAATCCACCTTCATCGGTGGCTTCCAATAAGTTAGAGAGAGTTCGTCTTGATGCTGTAATATCCAAGATAGAGTCTTTGTTGATTTGTTCAAACCTAGAGCCAACAAGAATACACCCTCTCGTGTCTGTGTAAAAGTTGCCTTGGTGAATAAGAATGTATCTTCTATTGGGAACATCTAGTAGAATTAAGTGGTTATTGTACTTCTTAGAACGTCTGTGAACGACTTTATAAGTACCGATTGGAATCGAACTAATCGAAGTTTTATTCCCTTTATCGGGAAGCTCTAAAGTAACGCAAGAGAAAACTTCCTCTAAGCCATCGTACAAAGTAAAACGACCTAGAGTTTGGTTTTTATCTTTAGTTAGTCTATTTAGAAATGCTTTTAACTTCATATATACCCACTTATATCTATATTTTCAGATAATAATTTATTCTTCCAAGACCCCTTTCTTGTGTATGTTTTTACGTTAGGCTGGCTTGTTATCATAACTTGATTAGGCTCTACAATTCCGTAAGCCTTAATTTCCATCGCTTCATTTCTACAAATAAAGTAAGTTGTTTTAGTTGGTTTAGTTATATCCATTATGCAGTTCCTCCATCAGTTATTGTCCATCCATAAGTAGAAACTAAGCTAGCTCTAGCCGTTGCAGCTGCTCCACCTGCCGTATATGTAGAATCCCAAAAATTAGGCGTTAAACCTGTATTTGGTGCTTGTGATTCCCATCCTATTAATAAAGCATCATAGTTCGCTGTTGACAATGTTACAAACGCCATAATGTTTGTCATGTTAGTTGCAGAACCTATATCCCAAGCACTTAAATCTTGGTCAAAAGCAGTGCAACCTCTAAATGTACTGCTAAATTCGGTCACAAGGCTAACATCCCAACCGCCTATATTGCTATTAAATAAAGTGCAATCTCTAAACATATCCTTTAAAGATGTCGTGCTAACAACTGGTGTGTCCGTAGCAGTCCAAATCAGATTAGAGCAGCCTCTAAATATTGAATGTTCAGTTAAATTAAGTCCACCACAGTTAGATACGTTGGTTATTTTTAACTTATCACCTAAATTATCAAAACTAAGCCCTTTGACTTCACCTTCAATACTAATAGTATATACCCCAGAAGAACTGTAAGTGTGCAATGTTTCAGTATCATTATAGTTCGTGATAGTATCTGTAGTGCCATCGCCCCAAGCTACAATAAACGAAACAGCTCCTACATCAACTAAAGGCAATTGAAACTTATCGCTAGCCGTTCCTGCTTTGGTCGTATCGACTGTGAACTCAAAATTAGCATTAAAGCTATTCCTTAAAGCTCCAATCGTATTAATCATTGATATAATCATAAGTCTATATCGTTTTTACAGTTAATACAAAGCTATCATATCCGTAGCTGTTGTTCCAGTCGCCCAAACTCGTCTAACTTGAACAGCTAGAACCGAACCATCTGCGAGGTTTTTAAACGTAGCAGTATCGCCCGAAACGGTTGTAACTTTTACGTCACCACCGACTCCGATAAATACGACCGCACCCGATACGGCTAAGTCTGTGTCTGAACCTACACCAATTTCTACTGCTCTTATTGCTTGTTGCGTTACTTTTGCTGTTGGAAGAAATCCCATAATATCTTAATTTAATTTGTTACACTTTTTACACTTATTCTCATTGCCAAGAAAGCAAAGAGGGAGAACGGCTATTAAAGACAATAATAAAACTTGCCAAGTAATACCCATCGTATCGACCTGAGTTACAGCAGCCAAAGCGAGTACACCCGAAACAGTTCGCTTCGAGGACCACTTCCCTTTGTTGTCCGTAAACATCTTAGGTATAATAGCTAAAACTCCTTTGAGCCATAAAGGATTCATAGTTATTTATTTTTAATTCTATCCGTAATAAAGAAACTGAAAAAGTCGTCAATGTAACCGAATACTTTGTTATCTTTTTCCGTTGGAGTTAAACTAACTATAACTCTAGCAAAAGCTAATCCAGCTACAATTAAAGCTCCCCAATTTGATGTAATAAATTCAATCATAATAGTTGTTTTTTGTTTATTTAGTTAATGATAATTATGTAAAGATAGTGAAAATAAATGGAAAAGGTAGAGATTTAAACCATTCATTCCCACCACCCTTACTTCTTTTTAGTTAATTTTTCTATCCATTTGTAAGCACCGAAAGATACCGCTAAAACTAACGATGTAATTCGTAACCATTGTTCTACGGACGATAAGCTTAAACCTATTGCTGCGAATTGTGCTACACCTATTTCAATTGTCTGTCTGTCCATTATGTGTTTGTCACTAGAGCGTAACCGCCATACACCTTTTCCGATGCGGAGCCAACGTCTATTTGTATTGTTATGTAATTCCTTGAAGTTCCTACTATATCTGTAATATCTAATTCTGTATTAGCAACACCTGTTCCAACTAAGGTAGTTGTGTCGTTAAATATAAATCCTTCGTAAACCCTATAATCTAAATTAGACGAAGCGAATACGTTGACCTTTGTAATAGTCTTTCCTTTGCTAATCAATTTCTGAGCGTACATATTTGCTGTAGCCGAAGCGATTTGAATCGAGCCACCTAAGTCGGATGAAGCTACACCTACACTTGGATTTGATGTTAGATTGAAATCGTGAGGTAGAAAGTTCATCTCCTGGATGTTGTTTACTCCAGATGACCTGAAATTTACGTTACCACTTGATACTAGCGATTGCATTAAACCTACTGTTTCGTAAGGTGATATTGAGATTATAGAACCTATTGGGTAATCTATATCCGTAGTAAACGAATCAGTATTAAATGAGTTAGCCGAACTATTTTTACCAGTCAAAACTACAATAGTCTTAGCTTTAGTTCCGTTAGGCATTGTCAATTTTAAGTTTTGATTTTGGACTATATCTCCTTTTAAACTTGAACCTAAAGTTATTAAAGTTGTTGCTACTCCAGAAGATATAGCTACACTTAAAATACCTAAACTAGCTTCTATTAATGCTGTAGTCGTGTCGGACTTTAAATTATCTAGTAATAATTCCGTTTGATTAGATTGATTATCTCCACGTTGGAATTTAATAACTTCGGGTTGTTGAGTTATTGTTGGCGTGGTCGAATTAACCTTATACCATTCACCACTCATTGTTTCGCTTTGAGCCGAGAATTTACCACCTAAAAACGTGTAGTATTTAAAACTACTATTATTATCAATAGAGTATTTAATTAATTTTAATGGAGAAATATCTGCACTAAAAACATCAGCTTGAAGTATTTCTAAAGGTTCTGATTGTAACGATAGAAATTCACTACACAATAATTGAGTTATATTAGCAAACCCTCCAGAACTCCCCCTTCTGAATCCTTCTGAAACAGATAGAGATATTGAATTTGAGTCTAAATATTGTACGTTATTAGCTTCCTGTGTCGAACTCCCAGAAGAACCAATCATTAATTCTTTAAATTCAAAATTTTCCTCAGATACATTATCTGTCTGTTCTGAAAAATAAATAACTCCCTCACCTTCATCATTAATAGATATACTATTTGAATCAGTAACCGTAGATGGAGGATAAAAATATCTTTCTTGTGAAAATAAAGTAGTATCTAAACCACCTCTATAAAAAGCTTGTCCATTAATTGTCCCTGTATCTTGCCAAGAATAGTAAATATTTTCAGCGTTTAGTTCTACAGATACCGACCCTGTTATTGGTGGTAAATCAGACGTAATACCCAATGCTATTGAAGTATTAACGTATCTTTTTAGATAATCAGCACCAGACCCAATATACATATTACAAGGAATTGTTGCTTGTGAATTTGAGTTATAAGGAGCGTATTGTAATGGGTTAGAGTTTGTTGGAGGTAAGTAACCTGCGTAGTTAATATTATTTGGTTCTGATGTAACCCAATGATATTTATCACTATTTGGGTTATGTGTCAAGTAATAGATTGTTGTTCCGTTATCTATTTTTATATTCCAAGTAAATTTAGTGTTGAAATATTCCTTTCTTAAAGTTTGATTTGACGGTATTATAGCATCAACATAAGATTGTACTAAGACCTCTAAAAAATATAAATTTAATTGCCAAGATATATAAGCATCGTCCGCAGCCGAAGGGTCTTGTTGTAAGTTTCCTACAAATCCGTAACTAGAATAATTACCATTAGGATGAATAAGTATATTAGCGTTTCCATTTTTAAATTTAGCAGAAACACTTTTAAATGGTGGTTCGTAAGTTAAGACAGAACCTTGCATAACAACCCCTTTATTACTATTAGTAGTACCATCTAACTCTAATAGATTGGTTTTATCTACTTTAGTTTCTGAACCTTCATCACCATCTTGGTAACTATAAAATGGTAAAACTCCTGATGTACTTCCTTTATAACTGTTTGGTTGTATAAAATTGTAAGTTCCGTTAGATAATACACAAGTTGTTCCAAAAGTTTTTAAAGACTCCTTTAATACGTCATACTTAAAGTATTTATTAGGAAACTTTTCAGGGTCTTTTCTAAATGGTAACTTTGATATTCTATATAAATTGAATGGGTCATTAGAGTTATATGTACTTTCACTAGCCCACCAATCTACACTCGTTTTAAACCAATCGTTATTGGTAGGACAAGGAGCTGGATTATTTGTAGGCAGAATGCCTGAGTGATAAACACCCATAGAATCACCGAAATCCTTAATAATATTATTTACAGGAAACGATGATGAAAATTCGCTTTCAGATAATGAAGATTCAGATTGCTTAGAAAAAGTACCAATAGAATCGGTTGCTTTAATGTTTACACGATAAGGGAAAGAAACATTCTCTATCTTAGAAAAAGATGGGTTTACCCAACCAAACCACCAAATATCAGCATTAGATTCTCCATTTTTATATATTCTGACGTAATAGTTTCTATCCCCTTTACTAAATATATCGTAAATTAAATCTTCATCAGTAGAGTTCTGAGCGTACATATTTAATACACACTCAGAGTTTAAGAATTGCTTATCTCTAGTTCCACCTTGACCCGACCAATTAACAGAGAATCCCTCTCCGCTAAGGGTCATTTCACTTGAAGAACCTAAATAATCTTTTTTCCATAATTGAACGTACCAAGTCGTACCAGCTTGACCGCTTATAGTTGTTGACCTTAATTGCCTGTAAGTAGCCATATATTATCTTCTATCTTTTCTTCTGTTAGCTCTATCGAATACTATTAATAAATCATCACCCGAAATTGTTACGTTAGGGATATAACTGTTCCCTCCTGAATCACCTAACATTCCCTTTAATTTATCTAAAGGTGCTATTACTTCTGGATTACTCATCGTTGTACCTCGACCCTCTCCGACTAGACCCATTGTAGCACCTGTAACAAGTCCACCTTGAGCGAATGCTGGAATAGGGGCAGAAGCTATCATTCCTATTTGAGTAGCTACTAAAGCAGCTATTATTGGGGCAGCTCCTATTGCTCCGATACCTGTTTGACCAGCTACTTTAGTAATTGCCTGAGCTCCGTTTATAGTAGCAGATATAATCGCAGCAGCTTTTTCCATTATAGCTTGTTTGCGAAGAATCTTTCCTTTTTCCCTAGCCATTTTTTTATCTAACTTTTCTTGGGCTGTAGCTTGTTCTTCTGAGTTCATACCAGAATTAGCAATTAAATCAGATTCTTTAGCGTAGTTATTTTCTAACTTAACCATTTGGTTGTCTAAACCTTGGTTAATTATATCTAAACCTATTCCGATTGCATCGCCCCACTTGTCAGCAAACTTAGTTACAGCAGAAGCAGCATTTTCTAAGTTTTCACTTAAATCAGACATAAAGCTTTCAAACTTCATTTTAGGAGTTACAACTATTTCTAAAGATTTTTCATACTCTGAACTGAAATCTAAATCAGACTTCTCAAATTTAGTCTTTATTATTGGTTCTTCTCCGCTACCAGAACTTCCGCTTTCACCATCCATTCCTAGTTTAGCTTTAATCCATTCTTTTAAGCTATCAGTTAAATTGTCTATACGGATTTCCGATTTAGCTACACTATCACTCCAAGCAACAAACTTTTTTAATTCATCATCTGGTATTATCTCGTCAAATACAGGTTCTCCATCAGTTTTAAACCAATCAATACCAACTTTTTGAGCGTACTTATCTATAAACTTAACAGCAGAGGTAAAGGCTTTTATAAAGAAGTTTTTAACCTTACTAGCAAAGTTTGAAAACCTTTCTGCTATTGCATCTATATTATCACCTATACTTTGACCTACAGCAGAAAATATACGAACAAACCTATCTACTATCTGTATAATTAAATATATAGAAGCAAAAATTGCTGCACCCACTAAAACAAAAGTACTAGATAATACTCCAGCTGCCGTAGTTATAAGGGATATAATAAGTAATAATGGCCCTAATGAAGCTGCTATAGCCAATACTTTTATTATAGTCTTTTTAGTTTCTTTGTTTAAATTCTGAAACGCAAGTACCCATTCTTTTATTTTATCTATTATAGGAATTAGAGATTCATAAAGCAAACCACCCATTTCTATCTTTAAACCCTCAATAGCAGAGTTCATTATAGCTACCTTTGCTTTAGCCGTAGAACCCATCAACTTAGCCATTCTAGCTAATTCGCTTGTGTTTGTTCTATAAGATTCTGTTAATTCTTTGGTTCTAGCCCGATTCTTACCTAGTATTAAAAGTTGTTTACTAAAGTTTTTACCTACTAATTTAGTTGCTCTACTTAAAGTTAATTCACCCTCAGACAACCTATCTAAAGTATCAGACAAACTAACTCCATCAGTTTTTAACTGAATGAATAGGGAATTTAAACCTGTACCAGCTTTAGAAGCTTTAATACCACTATCCATAAGAACACCCATCATAGCGGATAGTTCTTCTATATCTACTCCTACCGCACTTGCAGAAGCTCCTGCGTTAGCGAATGCAGTAGAAAATGTTCTAAGTTGTATTGATGAATTAGCAGCAGCAGAAGCTAACGTATTAGCTATTGATGCAGCATCCGAAGCATCTTTACCAAAAGCGTTTATAGAAGCCCCTACAACTTCCGCAGCTAGAGATAAATCCTCTCCTGTAGCTAAAGCTAAATCTAAAACAGCTTGTTCCATACCCTTAATTTGGGTAGGGTCAAAACCTTTACGACCAAGAACTAATTGAAGTTCAGCTACTTGTTGAGCCGTAAATTGAGTAGTCGAACCTAATCGTTTTGCTTCGTCCGTAAGCATCTTAAACTCACTAACAGAAGCCGATGTAACAGCGTTCACTTTCATCATACTATTCTCAAACGTAGAGAACGCATCGAAAGCTGATTTACCTAAAGCAGTTAAAGGTGCTGTAATACCAAACGACATAAGCGAACCCATTCGAGCTGCACCCGAAGCGAATTTAGCTAACGATTTGTTCGCCTTTCCTAATCCGTTCTCTAGCCCTTTTATATTGGCTGCTACAATTATCGAGATGGTCTTTACTGAACCCATAATTTAACCTTTCTTTTTAAGTAGTATTCTTTTGTGTCTAGCTACGTCTTTTGCAATTTGCTCTGGTGTAGCTATAGTTATATTTTGATTAGCGTATTCTGAATCCCAAGGGAACGGATAAATATCTTTAGCTTTTAGGGTCTTTTTGGAGTGTGGAGTAAGTACAGCTATCATAAGCGTTCTAGTTTGCTCCCATCCTTCTCTAAGTAATTCTTCTTTAATGGATTGACGACCTTTAAGCTTGTTATTAAAAGAACGAGGAGTTAGCCCATATAATTCATCATAAGCTAACTCCATTTGTCCTAATCCTATTTCTTCAAGTTTATCCCAGTTTATATCTCCATCATCCGAATCGACTTCCTCTCCCTCGACTACTTTCCCTCGCTTTGAGGCTGGTCGAGTTGGAACGCTTCGAATATTTCGTTTACTTTCGAGAAGTCCTCGTTGTCAATCCAATTCTCAATGTCCACTATTTTATAAGCAAACTTATCTCCAGCTTTCTTTGCTCCGTGCTTTAATCCGTAATAAGCGATTATACCAATGTGGTCTATCTCCGTTCCTAATTGATTCAAGTCTTTTAACTTTAATCCGCACTTGTTACAAATGTCTTTTAAACATAAGTAACTAAATCTAACTGGTCTGAATTGACCGCCTAATTCTACCTTATTCATATCGTTCTACCTTTTTGAATTGTTAATGTTATTATGCTATTACTTGCTCTAATAATCCTGTACCTGTAAGAGATAAAGAGAACGTAGCGTTTTCTTCTACTCCTGCATCTGCCGAAATACTTGTAACAAAAACTTGTCCTGTATAGGTGTTAGTTCCTACAGTAAAGACTGCTGTTGTAGTTGCAGTAGAGTCTGCCGCTGTAAGTAAAGTGAAGCAATCTGCCATTGAAACATCTGTTGTTGCTATATCAATGAAAGCGTCCCCACTCAATTCCCAAGACATTAATCCTGCTAGTGATTGAGAGAAACCTCCTGATGCTTTTGACGTTTTATCTCTTAAATCTCTACTAATAGAGAAAGATGCACTTGTAGCGTGAGCCATTATAGACCCATCTACCGATAGGGTCACTTGTGATGCGTTTTGAACTGCCATTTTATGTTAGTTTTTAATTATTAAACAATCGAAAATTACGTTTTTGTAGAATTTCTCAGCCGACTTGAAGTATTCATCATCGAGTCCTTCGAATCTGAACTTTGCCGTATAAGATACACCATCTTCGGTGTAAGTTGTTGTTGTTAAATCTAAAGCTTCTACTACTGCCTTAGATTGATTATATGTAGTTATATAGCTATCAGCAAAACAAGCTATTCGTATCGTGACGTTGCAAGAGTTTAACGAACTGCCTTTAGACATAAAGTTACTTACGTTCATTATTTCATAAGTCGTAGCAGGGTAGTTCGTTCCTTGCGGAATGATTACAGGAAACACTTTATGTGAACCGTTAGCGGTTATGAAATTTACATAACCACTTAGAATCGAAACTACTTTTTTACCTATTACTTGAAACATACTACTTTAATCCAACTTCTCTAATTAACTTGTCAAGCATTTTGCTTATATCTCTCTGAGCTGTACTAGCCATTTGAGAACCTTTCTTTTTTGCTACCTCACTAGGGTAATCGTGCATAGGTTCAATTCTACCTACGGATTTACCGCTTTTGTGAAATCTCTCCTCAGTACCAGCGATTAACATTGCAGCTAAGTTTTTACTCTTTTCTCCATCAACCCAAGTTGGGGTAACTCTTTTTAATATAACACCTACATAAATACTTGGAAATCGAGTATGTTTAGCCGTTTTTAATCCAATAGAATCTGCTATGGATTTACCTTGAACTTTCGTCTGAGTACTTGCATCGTAGCGAACACCTGGAGTCTTAGTCTTTGTCATGAACTTATAGTTGTTCTTTAAAGCTTTCTTAGCTATTTCAGCAGCAGGTCGTAACGCTTTGTTTACAAGTGACCTTGACTCTTTGGTAGTTTTACCTAATCGCTTTAAAGCCCTTTTAACCTTCTTAATGCCTTCGACTTCTATTCTATGTGAACTATGTTTAGCCATAATGAATTTAAACTATAGATTCAGTTGGTAAATCTTGCTTTACAAATATCTCAATGAACTCTTTTCTAGGGTCAATAACGAACCCTATAATATCGTAAGTTTCACTTGTACTAACTTCCTCTAAAACCCAATTTGATTTTATCGTAGCAGTTTCAGATGAATACCTTATTGTATAAACGAACCTCGAATATGATTGAAGTTCTTTTCCTTCAAACTTCTCCTTAACGTCTCTAAGCGACTTTACATTCTTATTAGCCCAAACTGTCGTGTGAGTTGAATAAGACTCTGCTCGTCCTCCGAAACTATCCTCAGTTGAGCTTATTGATTTTAATCGTATTCTTTGATTAAATTCACCTGCCGTTACTTTGCTTATGAACGCTGCCATTTAGTAGTAGCATTTATAAGGTTGTAATAAAATCTCAGATGTCATAGGGAAAGTTCGTTTCCTATCCTCTCTGAAATAATACATATCGGCTACAATTAATTTAATCGCTTGTTTTATCGCTTCGGGTATATCCGTACTAGCAGACCCAATTCCTGTACCGAAATCAAACCAAAACACATTTGATTTGTCCGATTTTAAAGTAACGGAAGGGAAGTCAGAATCTAAATATACTATTGAAGGATTAGAATAAGCATCTATGTGAGCTTTAGTTGAAGCAAATTGTGAATCACTATCGTTATCTATCCACTTTACAGGATTAATTACATCTAAAGTACAATCTGGATAAACTAAAGAAGCTACACTTGTTACACTATCAAAGTATAATCTGTATTCGTGTTTAATGAAATGACGACCACAAAAGTTTTCAGCCATTTCAGTCGCAGCATCTATATATAAACCAAGTAAAGTATCTTCGTCCGATGTGTCTATTCTAAGGTGTGACTTTACATCAGCGACCGAAACAACCTTTGTAGTTGGATTGGTAACTAAAACTAAATCGCCTTGTAAATCTGGGTTCAGATACATAAATTGGTTTTATAAGAGGTAATAAATGGGAAAGCTCTTTTTAAAGAACCTTCCCCTTTTATTTATTTAATTAACTAGGCTGTTAAAGAAGTTGCTTTAACGAACGCACCTGGTTGAGATAATCCCCAATCAATGTATTGGTTAATCACTAATTTCACTTCACCATGTCCTGCTCTAGAGTATGGGTCAACCGTAATGTCTAGTCCGCCAAACATTCCGATAAATAATTTAGAGAAATCTCCGAAGATAAAATCAGCAGAAGCAGTACCACTACTTGTACAACCAGTCGTGTAGAAAGTTGGATAACCATTAACTAAGTTTCCTTGTGAACCTACAGTTACAGCAGCTACTTGTGCAGAACGCTTTAAATCTTTCATTAATTTAGGGTTAGCTACATAAGCTAAGTTTCCAGAAAGACCTTCGTTATTTGCTAACGCTGACTCAGCTAAACCGAAATCGTCAAAGATAGATGCGTTTGGAGTATAAGAGTTCTCACTAATAGTAAGTACGTTAGAAGTAGCACCAATAGAAGTTGGAGCATCACTTATACTAGCAGTAGAAAAAATAGCTTCATCAATTGCGTGACCTGTAGCACGACCTAAATCTTCAACTACGGCAGCTTGAACACCAGCACCATTTTGCATCAATAATTGCTTAGATATATTTACTCTAGAAGTTATTCTAATAGGAGATAAATCTAATTTACCGAATTGAGCACCCCCATCAGCAGCTTCCGAATTTTCAGCAGTAGCCCAGGCTACAGATTGTTTAGCTGTAATAGGTAAACGAGTATCAGCAGAAAGTCCCGTAAGGATATTAGCTCCAACACGATTAAATACAGATGCTTCTCTTAAAGCTTCTTGGAATCCTAATACTTGAACAGGAGCAATAGCAGAATTTGTTTGGTCAACCGTTGCACGTTGTTCTAGTAATCTAGATGGAATACCTACTCCCTCAATGATTCGACCTGTCGCTCTAGCTTCTAATACAGCTTCATCGTGTAACTCTTTTTCAAGACCATCCAATGTACCATCCATTAAGCCTTTAATAGCTTTAAATAAAGAGTAACCTCTTTTTTCTTCTTTTTTCACTTTTTCTTCGGTTTTAGGTTTAAGTGCCATTTCAGCATTCAAAGACTCTTGACGTTTAACCGTTTCAATGTCTTTCTTTAATTTATCAATAAGATTCATTTTACCATCGTAAGAAACTTGTTCAGCTTCGGTAAAATCTCTTTTTTCCGTTTTACACAATTCTAACATTACGTTAGCGTCTGAAATGCTTGTTGCACGTTCTTGACGTAATTCTACAGAGTTTTTCATTTTCTTTTAAAATTTACTTTTCAGTTTTAATTCGTTATGTAAGTGATTGATTTTTCTAAGTGTATCAGCACTATCGCTTTTCGCCCTTGCTTCTAATTCACTAGAATCGACTTTCATCTTATCTATTGACCTTAAAGCTACTTTAGTATCGGAATAAGCCCCAGTACCAACTATTGAAACATCGTATAATCTTCCGATTTTAGTAATGTTTCGTTTATATACATCACCTTCCTCTACCCAATTATCTTCCTCTACCGTAAAAGCAAATGAAGATTCATAAAGTAGACCTCTACGCATCAATTCTGCGACATCTCGACCTGTAGAAGTGTCTGGTAATGTACCATCGTATTTTAAGCCTCGTTCGTCAATCGAAAGCTTTAATGTACCACCTTGGTTTCTATCCAAAATAGCGTTTGTATCGTGATTGTAAGTTAAGATTACGTTGTCATCCAAACGTCCATCTAAAGCACCTCTAGAAATAGTTTCGAAAAAACCTAAATCTCTTGATTCGTGTTCGAATAATGAAGCGTAACCACTTACTTTTATTTCTCCTGAGCTTTCATCCATCCGAACCTCACAGTCTTTTGAATAAACCCTAATTTCTTTATTTTTCATCTTTATCGTCTTTGTTTTCGTTTAGGTCTTGTCTTGAATTAGCTTCCCCTAATCTGTCGATAGGCATCATATTAGATTGCATATAGAAATCTTCAGAAGCTCCACCGATACTATTTAAGTCCTCTAGTTTACGAACCTCGTCTGGCGACATTACTCCGATATTAACTAAGGTTCTATAGTAATCTGCTCTAGCCTTAGAATCTCCTCTAAGTATAGCCGTTAGATTGAATTTAAAGTATTCCTTTCCTCTCTTGTTAAAAGGTACAAGTTTTGAGTTTAATTCCGACTCGATACGTTTAATCCAAGGGGTAATAGTGTGAACGACAAAATCAATTTGTTGAGCTTCGATATTACTGTATGTAGCATTGGATAAGTCGTTTACGAGGTGATTCGGTACTCTAAAGATACGGCAAATATCGCTAATTTGATATTGCCTAGATTCGATGAACTGTGCTTGGTTGTTTGGAATAGACCTAGCTTGGAACTCCATTCCTTCTTCTAAAATTGCCGTTTTACCTGCGTTCTCAGCACCAGAGTATTTAGTACCCCAAGACTCTCTAAGTCGTTTAGCCGTTTCAGGTTTAAGTGTTCCAGGATGTTTAAGAATACCACCTATTGCAGCTCCGTTCTTAAAGAATGAACCAGCGTGTTTATCTAAAGCAATTGCGATTCCAAGAGTTTCAGCAGCAGTAACTATAGGCGATTTACCTACAACTCCATCAAATGAAAGACCTTTAACGTGTATCATGTCGATAGATTCTATCTTTCCTTGAATCGGATAAGTATCATCTCTATCTGTAACGTAGTAGTACACTCCACGACCCTTTGGGGCTATGAAAATATCTACATCATCACATTTAATTGGGTGTAGTCCGATAGGTAAACCTCCTGCGTTACGCTCAATGTAAGCGTAGAAATTACCATCCATAGACAAATCCACTAGAATACGCTCAAAAAACATAAATGAGTTGAATAGTGGCGAAGGTTGCTCTCCCACAAGAGTATTTAAAGGACTATCGGACTTTATCGTCTTTCTATTACTAGAATCTTTTTCGTAAAGTGAGATAGGAAGTGAAGCTATTGTTTCGGATAGTACTCTTACGCACGACCAAACAGCAGCTACTCGGATAGCTTGTTCTTTAGAAACGATTTGACCCGAAGCAGCCCCAAGATAACTACCTACAATCGTTTGACCGTAAACATCTCTTTCTTCTACTTCGTTCGTGAAATCTTTCTTTCTATTTAAAAAATCAAATAATCCCAATTCAAGATAGGTTTAATGAATACTCGCTATATAAGCAAATAGTAAAAAAGCCTATTATGTGAACCAAATTATACGTCTTTTTTTAATGTTTCGTATGACTTAGATAGTACTTTGTGGACGTACCTAGGGCTAACACTCTTTAATGTAGCTATTTCTTTTATCTTTAATCCGTACTCAAATCGAAGATAAATGATAGTTTTAGCCATATCGTTTGTTAAATTCATCGCTTTATACCAAATTTCATCTAATTTAAAGTCATATTCTTCTCTGTTAAGTATCGAAACAGACTCTCTAAGGCGATAAGTATTGTGAAATGGACTCGTGTTAGATAAAACTTGATTCGTTACGATACGAGCCACATAAAAGCTAAACGTGTTTGTTTCGAATACAGTTTGTATCGTTTCCTTAGATTGATTCAATAAAATTAAAGATACGTCCTGAACCAAATCGTCTATTAAATGCGAGTCGTTATTGCTAATCAAAACATTAGAGCAGATTTCCCTTATAGTAGTTTGCTCTAGTTCGATTATTTCGTTTTTAGATAAAGAATATCTCTTTGTCATCATAAGCTGAGTTTCCTCCGTTTTTGTTTTGCATCGCTTCGGATAGTGCCATTATACAACTGACCACACCATCAATCTTTTCGTTTGATTTCGCCTTATTCGGCTTGACGTTTCCAGCAGGGTCAAAGGTTAGTACTACGTTAGACATCATCCATCTAAGTACAGGTTGACCACCATGTCGTAGCTTTCCGCTAAGTGCTAAAGTTTCAAATTGTTTTGTAGCAGGTGACATCGTTTTATAACCTTGTCCTACTGGAATCATCGGGCAACCTTCATCTGTGAGGTCGATTACAATCTGAGAAGCGTTCCACCTATCGTAAGCTATCATACGAATATCGTATAATTCACTTAAATCCCTTATTTTTTGTTTAATGTAGTTGTAATCACAAACATCGCCTGGAGTTAGTTCGACTAAACCCTCTCTAGCCCATTTAGAATAGTTTACCTTATCTCGCTCACTTCGTTTGTGTGCGTTTTCTTCGGGTATAAACGAGTACATAATCAAGTCGTAACCATCGTTATCGTCTGGGAAAATAAGAGCTAAAGTAGTAATATCTCTAGTCGAAGCTAAATCTAAACCACCAAAACAAGGTCGTCCTTTTAATTTAGCTAAATCAACCTTAGTTCCACCAACCATCCATTTTTTGTCTGAAATCCACTTAGCTTCGTTTACAACCCATTGGTTAAGATGTAATCGTCTAAAAGTGTTCTCGTAGGATGGCTCATTTTTTGCCTTTACAGCTTGTTGTTTCATATACTCTTCAGTAATGATTGAACCGTAACCAGGATTAGCCTTTTTCCAAACTTCTTCGTCAAAAATATCATCCTCTAGTTGAGCTTCAAATACAACCCCCAAAAACGAATCGTCCTCAATCGAACCATCAATTAATTTCTTCGCATAATCGTAAAGCTCTTTGCAAATATGGTCTTTTTGATGTCCTGCACCAGCTGTCGTAATCCCAAGCATAAGTGGTTCTTTCCTAGCTCCCATTGACGTAAGAAGTACATCATATAAATCTCTGTTTTTGTGTGAGTGAATCTCATCTAGTAAGCAACAAGATAAGTTTAATCCGTGTTTTGTATCAGCATCAGCCGATATAACTTTGTAAAACGACCCGACTTTATCGTATGTGATTGAATCTCTAAAAGTACCTGCTCGTTTAATTAGTTGAGGTTCTTGTATAACCATCTGTTTGGCTATACTGAACGACAATCTAGCTTGTTCTTTATCCGCAGCAGCCGAAACTATCTCAGCACCTTTTTCTCCATCAGAAAATAGCATATAAAGTGCTATACCAACCATCATAGTCGTTTTTCCGTTTTTACGAGGTATGAAGATAAAACATTGTCTAAACTTTCTTAGATTAGTTGCTTTAGACTTCCAACCGAACAATCCCTCTATGATTTCAACTTGCCAAGCTTCTAAGATGAATTTAGTTCCAGCCAAATCGCCTTTAGTGTGTTGGCAAAAGGTTTCAATAAAATCAACGGCTCGTCTAGCTGCGACTTTATCAAACCACCAAATAGATTCGTCTATGTTTGATAGATTATTCATCGTTTTATAGTATTCTAAGTTGAGCTGTGTGCTCTTTTAGTCGCTTCTGACTTGCATCGAAATATTCTTTATCTAATTCGCAAGCAGTTAAGTCAAACCCTAAATTATGGCAAGCTAAAGCTATTGAGCCAGAGCCTAGATGTGTGTCTAGTATTTTGTCGCCTTGCTTTGCGTAGTTCATTAAAATCCATTCGTAAAGTTTGACTGGCTTTTGAGTTGCGTGTATTTTTCCACCGTTATCTTTTGCGTCTTTCATTGCTGTGGCTCTTGGCATTTCAAAAATTCTCATTGCCTTATCAAAACTTGTCCACGCTAATTCTCCATCAGCTAAACTAAAATCTCTTTGCCCTTTATCCCATAATAACCAGCACATTTTTGGCGGTAAAAATTCAGTCATATAATTCCCCCCCCAAACTATTTGATTTTTACTTACTCTTTTTAGTTCGTCAAAATATTCTTTTTTTGGTATTTCATTATCCCATTCTTTTACACCGTAACTTTTCCACCCGTTATGCTCTTTTTCTTTGTTTGCTCCAATCCCATAAGGCGGGTCTACAATAGCCAAGTCAAAGTGATTATCTTTATACCTAGCCATTAGCTCCATGTTGCATTCGTTGGTTATTTTACTCGTCATTGTTAAAGAAATTTTCTATTTTAATGTCTGGTGTAGTCGCATATCCTTCGATTGCATTTACCTTCGCTCGACTCGATGGAGTTAGACCAAATTCTTTTAGTAATTGAAAGACTCTAACGAAAGCTTGGTTAGCTATCTGTACCTCTGGTCGAATGACGGTCTTTGGGTTGCCCTCTCGTGACATAACTATATCAGTTGACCCTAGAGTATTGATTACTTCTTTGGCTGCCTTATACTCGCTGTATGAGTCGCAAAGCATTTCGAGTGCCATAGAGTCGGCTAGAGTCAACACAGTCATGTCGTGTAAAATGTGGCTTAACTCAATGAAACTCTTCTGTCCTTGCTCGGACAACCAAGTCGGAGTAGGTGGAATAGAGCTAGGCAGAATCGGTTCTGCTGGATTTTGTCTATCCGCTCGAAGAGTTCCCCTCTGTCTTTTTAATTCTGTTGGTAGTTGTTTAGTCATCTTTTTTCCATTCTTTAAATTTCCAACCCTCAAAATGAATCCAAGTACCTTTTATTACTGAACGAATACTAGCAGTAGCCTTATCTTGGGTCATTTCTGGAAATAATTCTCTAGCAGCTTGACCTAAAGAATCAAAGTATTTTATTTCTTCTTCATCTATTCCCCAAACAGAAATAGCTTGAACAGGAACTCTAGCGTTAGTCAAAGACGAGTGATTATCTCGTTGCTCAGAAGTCCACTCTACTCTTGGTCTTTTGTGAGGGTTAACTATAATTATATTGTAATTATGGTTACTCTTTTTATACCAATAATATTGTCTAACAAATTGATTTTCAATAACACACTCTTCAATTAATTCAAATTCAAAGTTCTTAAACTTAAATTCGTTTACAGCACCTTGAAGTTTTTTATTGGTGTGTTTATTGTTTTTAAGGCGATACCTTTGGTTTTTCAAAGTTTTTAAAACATCCTTAGATGTTCCAATAAATGAATCTCCATTTTTCTTATTTGTTATCCTGTAAGTTCCAATCATTTTACAAACATACGAAAAATATTTATATTATAACTTATTTATATTAAATTATTTTAATCCGTACTTGTATTTATTAAATATAATAATAACTAATATATAAGTATATATATGTCTTTTTCCTTAACCCCTTGTAGGTCGCTTAGAGATATACATTTCTTTTTATTGATTTAAAGGCATTTAAGGGGTTGATTGACTTAAATTCACTTAATCCTAAAAAGTAGCTTAGAGGTAGGAGTCAAATACTTGTAAATTAATGGTTAAAATCATACCTTAAAAACCTTTTTAAAAATAACTTAGGGAATTGTAGTTTATTAACAAATGTTTGCTATATTTGTACCAGAATTATTAACCTAAACAGATTTATTGATATTATGAGAAACAAGATGACCGTAATCGAATTAACTACAATCGTATCTAATATACTCGATATACCTAATCGTATTCTGAGTAAACGTAGAACAGACGATATAGTTAAAGGTAGATTTATAGCTTCAAACCTATATAAACGACTTAATCCGCACATTTCCGTAAACGCTTTAGCCGAAGCTTTCAATAAAGACCCTACTAACGTATGTTTTTGGAATAAACGACACGCTTATAAGATGGAAACTGAACCAGACTACGTTATAGACTATAATAGTTGTTGTAGTGCGTTAGGGTTAAGCATAAACGATAATACTCAAATTGATACGGCTATAATCATTTCGGAACTAAACGCTGAGATTACTAGGCTTAAAGAACAAAATTATAAACTAAAACAAGCTGTTTCTATGGTTATGGTATCTGTAGAAGGGGTTGTTGAATTAAAACAATAGACTAAGATGAAAACCAAAACACTAGAAGATATACTATTTCAAGTCTATGAATTAGGTGTTCAACAAACTGATTGCGATTTAACTAAAAAAGCTAACACGATTATGATGCTAGCCAACAAACGAGTAATAGAGGAGTTGGAGAAGTTACCAAAACAAGATGTGCCATTAGGTGCTACTATAACAATAAGTTATTTAGATGTATTAACAAGAATCAAACAACTAAAACAATAAACTAAGAGATGAATGAACGAGTCATTGACTACTACCTAGAGATAGGTTGGTGGATTCAAGTAAGTCCTTTAGCCAACTCAGGTTCAGGTTGGATTTGTGGAATCTATAAAAGAGGAAAGAAGACAGGTAATTGGGTTACAGAATCTTCTAAACAATTCGCTACACCACAAGAGTGTTACAATTGGGCTGACGAAGAAATACATAAACTACTAAGAAACTAAACAATGAAGAATTTAACACAAATACATAAGAGTCGAGTTAAAAAAGAGAACGGATATACTACGTTATCTAAAGAAGAAAAACGTCTGTATCACTCGATTAAGCTTACTGAGCATAGAAAGAAGAAAAAAGAGTCGAACTTAATCGGACTGAATTTAGTAAAGCTATCTTGTTACGAATTAATGATGGGAGTTGAGTAATTAATTGTATATTTACATCGTAGTAAGGTGGTTCAATTCCATCATACTTAACTAATCCGACCGATAGCAGCGTGATAGCTATCAATCAATTTGAACCTAGGGGTTTAAAAATCAGCATGGGGGCGGTGGGGATTGCCTCCATAGTGGGTTAACGGTTAGTATAAGAAACGTGGCTTTTCGCCATGTTATTTATACCGTGTTAGGCACAGTTTTAATAATGAATTTAAATAAAAAATAATGATAGATTTAAGAAAAGGAGATTGCCTTGAAGTAATGAAAACAATTGAAGATAATAGTATAGATGCTATTATTACAGACCCACCATATGGAACAACAGCATGTAAGTGGGATTCAGTAATAGATTTTGATTTGATGTGGGAGCAACTTAATAGGATAATTAAACCTAATGGAGCAATTGTATTGTTTGGTTCTGAGCCGTTTAGTTCTGCTTTAAGAATGAGTAATATTAAGGATTATAGGTACGATTGGATTTGGCATAAAAACACTTCTGGAGGTTTTGCTACAGCTAAAAAATTACCAATGAAATACCACGAAATTATAAGTATTTTTTACAATAAGCTACCAACATACAACCCTCAATTTCAAGACTACTCAGATTCTACTAAAAAAAGGTTTAAAAATGGGGAGATGGTTAATAGAAATAAACAGTTGATTAAATCCTCAAATAAAATACAAGGAGGTTTATCGTTTAAAGGAGAACAAGGAATGGAGATTTTAAGAGGTAAATATCCAGAAACTGTAATAAAAATAAATAGTGTACCTAATGCTAACGGAGGTAAACTACACCCTACCCAAAAGCCAATAGCTTTAATGGAATACTTAATAAAAACCTATACCAACGAAAACGAAACTATATTAGATTTTACAATGGGCAGCGGAAGTACAGGAGTAGCCACAAAGAACTTAAACAGAAACTTTGTAGGTATTGAGCAAGACGAAAAATATTTTAATATAGCACAGGATAGAATTAACAGCACGTTATTTTAATTGTGCCTAACACCAAGCTAAACTACTTTTTAATGTTGATTTAGCAACTGTTAAAAATTATAAACTAAAACAATAGACTAAAAGATGTCAGATATAGCTAAATGTAGTGGAAAAGATTGTACGTTAAAAGAAACTTGCTACCGATTTACATCGACTTCATCCGATTATTTACAATCGTATTTTGCCCGACCACCAACTAAGGGAGAAGATGAAAACGGGGTAACTAAGTGCGATTATTATTGGGAGTCAACCAGGTCATATCCGACCGATTAAAAAAAATATTATATGAAAACACCACAAGATTTACAAAACGAATTTAACAAAGGGGTTATGAAAGCTTTATCTGATTTAATAATTTTATCAGAAACAAGTGCAAAGTCCAAACAGATTCTATATGACTTTATTGAACTTAACTCAAAACGTATTGAGGCCCAAGATAAACTAATTGATGTTCTGATGTCTGAAAGGTCAGGTAGATTAAACTAAGAAATTATGAGATTAAATAAATTAAGCTACGATAGTTACGAGTTATACGGTAGAGATTTAGTTGTGTTCTATTACGAAGAAGGTGTAGATGAATGTTTGGATTTTATTATAAAAGATTTTGTTCCTAGACATTACACTTACAAGTTAGTAAATGATGGTGACGAAGAATCCGTACACGATTACACACCCCAAGATTGGGTAGAAGATTTTATATCGAACGAGAAACTTTGTGAGCTAGTAAAACAATTTGAACATGGAATATAACCAACACTTAATAGTCGGTCTGGCTATGATGATTATGTGGATGATGGGATTCGCAATAGGTAGGGAAAGTAAAAAGCACTAAATCTGGTCGGAGGGGAGGGACCCCTTTAACCCCTATTTTACTGACGAGGTTCAGAGTAAGGGGGCGATGGTTCTACCGATGTTTTCGATAGT